GTTGGAGGGAATAAGAACATCGGTGTCGTTAACAAGGGGAACATATCCCCTGCGAACCAAACAAAGCATTGTGCGAGTCTCGGGGATCTTTCCAATAACACGATAACGCTGGGTGTCGGAAGTGAAGTGACCAGAGCCATCTCCAGAGGGAAGAGGGAAGGCAGGGCTGTTACCAAGTCGGATGATCTCCGTATCCCCAACATAGGTGGGAGACATATATCCAATTCCATTCGGATTCCAAGGATACCAGTCAGACATCACATCGGCAATCTCTCCAGTCATGTATGTGGTATCGAGGGCAATAACCCGCATAACAGACTCAATTCCGGGGACGGTATCAAAGTAGTAGTTCCCCTGTGCATCCTGCGACACAGTAAAGTTGTAGGCAAACCTATTGCCGCGCCATTGTCCAGAAGAGATAAGCCGCTCGTTGACGAAGTTAATCGCCGATCCAACCACAGGGTCAGTTGCGCCTTGGCTCGTAATGTAAGGAGCAAAAAGAGTTTTAGCCTGTGAAAAGGTGAGGGACGGCATGAGTATCCTATTGATTACTAACCTTATTACACAGAGTCAAGGGAGTTTAGTCCTCTTCCATCCATTCCGTATCTCCATCAATCTCCTCAAATTCTCCATCCATATAAGCCTCTGCAATGCCTTTAACGGCAAAATGATTGCCTAAAACTGTGTGGTAATACTCTGTTTTACCATCCTCTTCCCTGCTCAACAGGATAAGAGCTACCTCAAAATGCTCTCCAGCTATTGCCCTTAACTTCCCAATTACTTGCTTTACTTCGTCGCTGGGATCTTCGCTAGAGGGGGAAGCAGGCATCTGCGTTTATTAGAACCTATCCTTTTAATTTGCAAGGATCTTCTCGATCTCCTGCCTGTGCTTTTCTACCCCTCCATATGACCAAAATTGCTTGCAGTAGGTGGGGAAGTCATAAGGATGCTTCCATTCAAACTGATCGTGCTTGAACCTATCGCACCAAGCCCCGAAGCAGTTGAACTCGGAAAATTCGTGTCTAGGCTGATTTGCGATATAATCTTTTAGATCCATCTCATGTTTTTTCTTCATCCACGCTCTGAACTCCGCATAGAGGGGGCGAGGAAATACAAACGGATGGCGGCGCATATAATCGGTTTTTGTATCCCACCCTAGGGCTTTACGCATAATGGGAGGCCAAGGCGATTCTACGCCATCCTCGACGAGATAAACGGGCTTCCCGTCAACGATCAAGTCCTCAACATTGAGAGGAACATTAAAGATGCAATCTGAATCCACATGGCAGATAAAATCAGCATGGCAATACTCGTCGGAATAGAGCTTGGTGACTTGCTGGGCGAGATAACCTGTACAGGAATCATGTACTAGATGCACCTCCGCTGAACCCACATCTGGAAGACGGGGATAGTCATTTGCAGGGACAGCAATGTGAATTTTAGAATATCCAGTGACATACTTCTGGATAGACTTGAAGCAAAGTTCAAGCCAACCGCAGTCCGCTGCGTAAGTTCTGATAAAGAGATCGACGCTCATTGAGGAATACAGAGAATGTCGTACTGGGGGATATTATCCTCTGGATAAGGGATAATCTCATAATTGAACCCCTCTAGGAAACGATAAATCTCTCTAGGGGATGAATCCTGTTGGTTCAGAGCATATTCATTGATCTCAATCCACATCTTTGGTCGGAAATGAGCAATCGTGTTTCTAGCACCCTCCAAAGCATTCATCTCATACCCCTCCACATCCAGCTTTAAGAAATCCAACTGCTTTAGCCCATAATTATCCAGCCTGTCCAACTGGATGAACTCCCCTTCATCTCCGATCATGGATGCCCCTGCATTAACTCTTTTTCCCAATCTGGCAGGCGTGGTAGTATCAGAAAGACCAAAAGGAATCGTATCGGCATCTGGGCAGTTGTAAACAAGGCACTCAAAAGCCTCTGGATTAGGCTCAAAGGCCATCACAATGCCATCTCTACCCACTTTATCCAGATATGACCTAGTATGATCCCCGATAAAGGCTCCGGCATCCACAACAAGATCCCCATCCGCAATATGCTCTAGGATGATGGGAAGAGCGTATTGATCGTGATCCAGCCGCCCAGATTCCTCCACCCACTTCGATATATGGGTGTCTCCTTCAATTACAGCTATTCCATTGGGCAATATCTTCACTCCACTTGCTTGCACTATCCAGATCCTTTTGTCTAGGAGGAACAGAGTAATCTGTTAAAAATATGCACTCGTTTTATTAACGATCATAGACAATGCTCAAATGTAAACGATAGGGAACAATTTACCAGAATCAACACCAGATTGCACCCGATATGGCATTGCCAGTTCCATTACAAAACCTATGCACTTCCCAACAAATGTTTAGGAATTGTAACAGCATTCCACCATGAGGGGATTATTTCTTCGTGAGTTAATGAAGCTGCGCTTTACCTATTCCACATTTTCTAATCAATCATCCGATGAGGGAATCGAACACCTCGTTCCCCTGTAAAAACAGGGATATTTCCATTATACGAATCGGTGATTGAAATTGGGCCTACCATACAGGTCGCTACACCCAGATATTTCCAGATGCCCCTCTTTGACGGCAGGCATAAAACAATATCTTGACATTCATCTTCCGCAAGCCTATTTTTCACGAATCAACCAGCAAGACTGGAAGATGGTGTAGTCCCTAGAATTCGAGTTGCCCGTATCACGGGACGGAGGCAGAGCCTCCAGAAGGTCGAGCTACGGATGAAGGTCAAGAGGACAGGAATTGCCGCCTGTCCTTTATTTGAGAGGAACGCGATGAAAAGCCGCCACCGATTGCGGAGTGAATCGTTGCTCTGTCAAAGTGATTCCTATATCGCGTCTCCTCCTCCTCATCCCAGTCCACCCAGTCAGACAAGGCTCCATAGGTCATTCTTGAAGCCGAGGGGATGCAGAAGCTCTAGTAACGCCTAGGGCTTCTTATGCCTTCATCCAATCCAACTACTCCAATGTATTAAACACCATATGCCATATCTCAATAGTAACTTTCCTTTCCTTCATGTCGATAAAACGACAATATCTGTACATATACTTTCTATCATGTACAAATCATCGACATATCTTTACATGATTGCTAAAGCAATTACAAATCATCGACATATCTATACATATCCTATACCAACTCAATAATCACATGATGAACCAAAGAAACTCACTCTCCTTCCAAGCCTACCAAGATGCTACAAAACTAGCCGCTAACGGCGAAGAATTCTCCCATCTAGTCTCCCTCATGGAACCAGAATACGCTATTCGCCTCAAAATCTTCGTTCAAGACCTTCCAGAATCAGTAGCATTAAAGACCATCTACGGAAGAGTTCATTGGAAGCAACAGAGTGAAGCCAAGCAAAGAAAGAAACGAGCTTAACTCATCTAATTCTGAAAAACAGAGTTAAGCTTTGTAGTTAAAATCAAGACAACAAAAAAGCTTGTTAATCAAATTCAAGGATATTTGAACAACAATGTAACGCTGGGATTTTAGGAAAAATTGTATGGGTAAACTCTTACCTTGGAGCCACCAAACCTTCCTTCACTTAAGGGGGTGCCCGTCAAGTCCCGTCACCATTTAATAGATTCCTTAACCATCTGCCTCGCTACTAATAGTCGCTCGCTTCGCTCGCATTTATCTAGTAATAAATCTTCCTTCCTCCTTGCTAAAGCAAAGAGGAAGAGCTTGTCAATTCCTAGCAACAGGTTCGGGCAAGCCCTCACCGCTTGCTAGTATCGCTCACGCTACGCTCTTCCCTTATCTAGTATATCCGGCTTAACGCTCTCCGTAGTTTCTTCGCAGAAACTAGCTCCGAGCTTGTTAAGCCTCACGCTGGCAACGCTCGGAAACTATCCAGTGACAAGTTCAATACATTCACCTGTAACCCCGCCTCATCCCCCATACTAGGAAATACCTTACTAGCCGCTGTAGCTAAATCTACCATCCTCCGACTATTCTCTAATGCAGATAAGCCATCCATCTCTGATAATGCTTCTGATGACCTAGCCAATGCTCCAGCTATGTTAGTCTTGAATGTGTGTGCAGAATCATCTAAATGTTTAGCCAATGCGTCAGCACTTCTACCTATCGGTGTTACATCCCTATGACCATTCTCTCTTTTGACTTGCACTATTGCATCAGCCTTTTCTCGTAGCTTAATTGCATTTGTAGCAGTCTCCCACATATATCTATTTGCCCACTGTCTAACTGTGGTATATTTCATGTTATGTAGCCTTGCTGTCTCTTTTAGGTTGCCTGTAGCAAGGTAAGTAGCTCTGACTTCTTCTTTATCAATAGTTAGTGGTGTAGCCATATTAGATAGTGCATCGTTACATGATCGTTACATTCTGTCTAGTTTTTTGTAGCAGGCTAGTCGCAAGCTCCATAACTGCGCCACGGACATTCATGCAGGGTATATTGTGCAGAGCTAAAGCTCTGTATTTATCTAGTTATTCGGCTCGTGCCTTCGCACTCGCGGATCATGCTTCTATCTGCTATTTATCTGCATTCGCTAACAAGTTAGCTCTGTGCAATAAATAGCGATGTAGTCTTATGCCAGAGGTAGGTAATAGAAAGACAGGCTGTGCTGGAGCACAGAATCCTCCGGCTTCGCCTACGATATAAGATAGTGTAAGACGATGTGTATGTAAGACAATATAAGTTATAGAGTAGCATCGTATTTGTCCAGCTTTTTATTGTTACAAAATTGTTGCAATTCTTTTCTTGGATAGCGAGGCCTTATCGCCTATTGTTTTTCTTATCGGAGCCCCTCGAGACCAGCCAAGGTGAGCAACTCCGAGACCGACCATAACGGACTCGCTGCGGACTTGTTCCCTGTGTACTGCCACAGACCCAAGAGCCATGCG